GCATAGTGATAGTTCCTTAATTATTTCTTTAGTCCCAGTTTGACCACCAAGGAGAAACATCCTGTGATCCCATATCAGCAGTTTGCCAACCAGAAGGAGCAGTAGGTATATCTGGAACTGATACTGGAGTATTCCAATACATAGTGTCTTCAATATCTGCTGGAGTAGTGTTTGGAGGAGGTTTACGTGTTTGTGAGTTACTAAACAAAGTGCTAAGTGCTCCAGCACCTTGACCGAGAGCACCCCATCCAGCTTGTGCTGCCTGTTGAGCTTGCTGTTGTGCGTTTAGTGCTGCCGTAGCACCAACAGAAGGATTTTGCCCCGCACCAGCTAATCCAGAAAGTTGTTTGACGTAATCGTTGTAGGAAGTTTGAGCAAATTGTTGTCCGTACCTTTGTTGTGCCATACCAGCACCACCAGCAGCAGGAGTACCTGGTTGTCCAGCAGTAGGGCTTTCCATACCTCGTTGAGCTAAATTTCTATTTAATCCTTGTAAACCTTGTTGGAATTGAAACTGGTATCCAGGTTGAGACATAGCTAACGAAGGGTTAGCCATTACAGCATTAAGTTGATTAATGTATTGCTGCCTAGAAGGAGCAAATGGATCTGCCATTGTCTGAGCAGATTTAGGACTTATCCCAGGGTTCCTAATAGAATTAATTCCAGAGAACAAACCAGTAAGACCAGCACCAGTCTTAAGAGCACTAGCTACACCAGAAGGAGTAGACAGTGAGTTTACAAACTGATCCCAAACCCCAGGTTGAGAACTAGTGATGTTCATCACATTGCCAGGAAGAACAAATTGGTCAGCAATGCCTGCTGCTGTTCCTAATCCAGCAACACCTCCTTGAGCAGCAGCTATTTCTCCTGCTGTAGCCAATACTCCACTAGCAGCCTCACCAGCACTGCCAATAGCAGAGCTAGCGGTTGCTACTTGTTCGGCTGTAATTGCTCCTTCTGCACCAGCAGCAGCTATTTCGCTACCAGTAACTGCTTCTGGAGGTATGCCGTAATACAAAGCTACTGCTGCAATTATGTATGGGGCAGCTTCTTCTATTGACCCACCAACACCCCTAATTCCAGAGTCTAAGGCATCGTTAGCTCCACGAGCAAAATCTTCTGCATAACCACCTAAGTTACTTAGTTCTTGTCTAATATCACACATGGTCAAACCTCACAACATAGGAAGGGGAAATAGGTACCCCATTAAAACGTTTTGCTAGTGGGCCTAAATCAACCCCTGTAATAGCAGCAAAGTTAAAGTGAGTTGCACCACTATCTTTAGCCCACTGTAGTATTTGTTTAGTCATTTTTAATAGTTCTGAACCAGAGTTTCCTAAAGAAGCTATTGGTAAAGTTATCCCAAATTTAATACTGGGAGCATATGGAGATGAGATTACTGCTGCTCCCATTACTACTTTTTCACCTCTTAGTAGTAAACAGTTTTTATTGCCCATAATTAATTCCCAATATTTACGTCCTGCTTTTTCTTCGTAGGTACCGTCTGGATAAGCTTTAGCAGCAACAGACATCATCCAATCTATATCATCTATAGTTGCTTTACGTATCATGGCTGACTTTGTTGGGCTGCTACAGCTTGCAATTGAGGATCAGAGGCTTGTTCACCAGCCTGTATGGACATCTCAAAAGCAGATAGGCGTAGTGGTATGTCGTCTGTAACTAGAAACTGATAAGCCCTATATCGGGACTGTCCTAGCTGCCAAATGATGCTTCTTGGGTTATTAAGTGCTACCGTTCTAACCGCAGAGAAGTTTACGTAGTCATCACCGGAGAAATTGATACTCATTGTACCACTTACTTTATCCCCAATAATCTCCCCAGACTCAAAGAACTTCCTGTGTCTGGTACCAGCATCAATGTTATTAGTAACAACCCGCCAGTAAATGTGTTCACCATTATCAGCATAGGTGGCTGTGTCTATTTTGTAAAAAGCACCACTAGTAGGATCTATTCCATAGACTCCAGCATTAAATTCAGTAGCTGTCCAGACCTTAAAGTAGTGTTCAGCACCACTATAGTAAGAAGTCCACTCATACCAAACGTTTTGATCTACGTCGTAAACAAAAGTTTTATCCAAATTAGGAAGAGACATTACATAAAAAGTGTGTCCAGCTATCCTAAAAGCAAAAGACTGGATATTGGTATTGGTGTCTGCATTGAGGTATTTTTCAATGTATTGGTTTGAGATAAGCTTTGGGGTAAACCCATCAAGCATGTATACAGATTTGCCTTGAGTTTTAGACCTGCCTACGTAGATTACACTTTGCTGAAACTGAACTACACTGTCTCCATCAGCACACCCAATTTCATTTTTGTAAGAATCTTGTCTAAGAAAAGGACTGCCTGTTGCATTAGCAGCATCATAAAAAAACTCTGTACTCCACTCTCCAAAAGCTACTATGTAGTTAAAGTGTTTGACTATAGCTACTAAATAATCTGGGTCAGACTCAACAGCTACAGTGTTTAATGGATTCCAAAGAAAAGGATATTCTGAATCTGAGTTATATATTTGCCCAGATTTAGTAGCTACTACAGTGTATCCATCTAAATAAACAGCACCAGAAACTATATTTGACGTAGGAAATCCATTTAAAACTACTGAAGCTACAGCACCTGCACCGCCGCCCACGGGGTTAATAGTGCAAGTAGGAGCAGTTACATACCCAGTTCCATAGTTAGTTATAGTTATAGAGACCACTACGCCACCAACTTGGTTGACTGTTCCTGTAGCTGTAGTACCTGAAGGAGGAGCACTAAAAGTACAAGTAGGAGTTACGTAACCGCTACCACCTACATCAATACTTGCTTCATATATCATGCCTGGGGCAATAACAACAAAAGAACCACTTGCTGTGGACACATACCCATTAGTACCGTTGTGCATAAACATATAGGCATCATTGGCAGATTCAGCAAAGTAAACATTCTGTACAGTACCAGAAATAGTTCCACCGCTAGTACTAAGAAAGCTAGTAGTAATGTTGTAAACATTGTTGTTGACAACAACCCACAAGTTTCCACTATCAGATTTGTACATTCCTTGAGCTTGACCAGCAACCATAGCTGGAGTCACTGTTGTTGCTAATAGTCCGGGACGTTTGATGTTGTCTTTGTTGTTTTGGTCTACAACTTCAAAGTAACAATTAACACTTCTAGAATCTTTGGCTGTTGAAGCCGTTCTAGATTGTATAGGTTGTGTTAGCGGTATACGAACCATTGACATAATTAATTACCAAACGAACTAAAGTTACGAGAATCAGGTTGAAAAAAAGTACTTTCGTTTTCAACGTCCCAGCTTGTTAGTTGGTCTCTATATTTTTCAGCTCGTAGCATTACTTCTTGCCTGTGGTTAATGGGCAAACCAAACTCAAGAGAAAGTTGATCAGCTAAACCCCAAACAAGAGCTTGCATCCACTCATTAGGAAAATCTGGAACACTTGAAGATGAAGAAATATCGTAGATTGGTCTTTGACAAGTAAGAATTACTTGGTAGTTAGTTGCTGCAACTGTGCTTGGTGTTAAAAACAATTTGACCGAAGCAGATGTAGTTCCTGGATTTAGATATACAGAATTAGCTACACCAGTAGAAAACTTAGACCCCAAACTCATATACTCTTGTTTACTTATAATTTGTAGGGGTGTATCTATGTACGGTGTTGTAGAAATGTTCCTAATAACACCTTGAATAAGACGTAATGGTTTATCAGCAACTAAGTCAGGCCCACTGGGGCCAATAATGTATTCAGTTTGACTGGCTACTAGAGTAAGTGTGTATTGAGTAACTGTCCAAAGTTTAATGCCCTCGGTCATCCACTGTTTAACCATAAGGTTAAGAGCCTGAGCACAGTTGGTAACTATGTTGGCATCTATGGTAGATGACGTATCTCCAGGTTCAACAGCACCAAGTTTACGTAATGCAGAAATTATTATTTGATCTCTTGTAATTGAATACGTTGAAGACGTTATTGCAGCCATTTTGTTTCCTATTTAAAAAAAGTTGCTTTCAGCAGTGCGCCGAATAACCAAGCCTTTTAAAACTTTACCACCTCCACGAACCCACTTTAGCAATTCGGTCTTTGCTTCTTCCCATTTCTGCTCGTTTATTTTACGGCGCAAAGTGCTAACTTTAAGGTTGCTACCGCCAAGGTTGTAGGTAAAATCAATAATTGCAGCCAATTTATCCGCACTGTTTAGCCCCGGACACAGGCGTATGACTTGGGGTAGGTAAACTGTTTTTACAGCCCACAGCAACAGAGCTTCAGCCCTATCTTTAGAAACAGGCTTGTCAGTTAGCGTTACCCGCGCACCGTTCTCGTAGTAAGTACTGCCATACCCAATGGTGGGAACCCCAGCAGGGCAAAGGTAAGGGCGTGAATAGAACCCCTCAAACCTCCGCATGAGCGCCAGAGCAACGGGCATGGCTTGGTCAATCATTTACCACGCTTCCCCAAAGAGCGGTCAGCAAGATAGATACCAAGGGCAGCAGAGGCCACAGAAGCTGCAAACTCAGACAGGACAATCCATTTAAACTCAGAGGCAGTAATCATTAACACAGCCCACGTAGCCACGCCAGGACGGATCGTAGCGTTCCAGCCATCAACAAACTTGATGCCGGTTACTAAAGTAGTGGCTTTAACAGCAGCCACCCAGCCTTCAACTTCTAACTTACCGATGTCCGCTTCTGCTTGAACCGCAATGGTCTTGACCCCAAGTTCGGCTTGAACCCGAATAGACTCAATATTCCTTGCATGTTGCGCCGCGTCAAGGTCAGCCTGAAGGTGCATCCGATCAAGCTCATGGCTATGATCTTGTTTCTTTGTGAACCAAGCAGAAACCTCACCCCAAACCATACGGAATACAGAACCACCAAGAAAACTAAAAAGTGCTGAAAACATTATTTATCAGCCTTGTTGTCTAGTTTGTCAAAAATAGATTTAAGCAA